AGTTCCAGCTGACGTTGATCCTGCAGTAAGGAACTCCGTCATAGTTCCAGCTTTTAATGCTCTTATTCTAAACTCAGCGTCCTCTGAACCATTAGACGCATCTGTCAGAACCCAATCAAGATTTACTAAATCAGTAGCATTACCTCCATCATCATCTGCATAGAGAACTACCCTCCCGCCATCATTATCTGCAGCCGTTCCGCTAGATGGATTGAGGCCTAGCTCTAGTACTTCTACTATTCCTGCGGCTGCTGCATTAGTCGATTCAAATGTCTTTTTACCAGTTACAGTTTGCGCGGTAGACTTACCCATTATACCATCTGTACTAGTCAAGTCTACATTAGCTTCATCTATATTAGTAGATTCTAAAAAAGTAAGTAAGTTAGTAATCCAATCTCTTACTTGTTCAGCATCCATCTCATCGCCAGGATCTGGCAGAGGAGTTGAAGGACGAGTTACTGTTGCCATTCGGTCATCTCCCTAACATTATGTTACAGAGTTCAGTTTTCTAAAGGTATGTACTCGACAATATAACCTACTATACTAGCAGGTGTACTAGAAGTCCACTCAGGTGCTAAAGTCTCGCACATCATATTAACGAACGTATCTGCCCTTCTGCTCTCTGCCCCAGGCCAAAACTTACCAGTATTCCAGCTAATACCGGCATTCCAAGAATACTCAGCTCCTACATTAAATGAGTCAGTTACTGTAGCTCCTCTACCTTGATCTATATTTACGCGCATAGTCACATCACTAGCATCTTGACGCTTATTAAATATAGTTTGTATATTAAGAATATGTTTAACTTTACCTGGCATACCTAGATCATTAGGTGCCATTTTTATCTGCCAAGTATATCCAGTGCCGTCATCTGTTGGATAGTTGCTGCTATTAGCTTTATACAAGTACCCATTAACACTTCCAAACCAATCAAGCTCTACAGAATCAATAGTAATGGGCCTGGCATAGTTTAAGGGATTAGTAATCAAGTCAAACCACACATCACCAGTTTCCCAATCCCATACCATTATAAAGTCATGACCCGAGCTATTACCGGTACTAGACACTAATACTCTTACTTGATGATCTTTCTCTCTAACAAATAGATGAGAATATTTAAGTCTTTCTTGATTAAGACTAAACCAACCTTTTTTAGCTCCCAGGTCATCTAAGTTAACTATCCTAAAATTAAGATCAGGTGTTATAACAAACAAGCCTTCACTAGCTACACCAGCTACAAACTCAGGCCGAACCACGAGACTCTTAGATATAGGAGTAAATCCACGCCTCGGCTGACCTAATTGAAAATCAAAATGTCCTAACTGATCATATACTATCTCCCCAGGATAAAGACCATCTTCTTTAAATATAAGAGCTGTTCCCCAGTTATCACATGCTGCTACAATCTTAGGGCCGCCATCATAAATTTCATATCTATTATCAGCCCTCCAAGTTCCTATATCAACTTCATAAGTGCGCCTATTGATATCACACCAGCGAACTCGAGTAGGATAATAAGTGCTACTTTCAGTAGTTCCCCAGGCCAGCATAAGGTTCTTATGAGTAAATATTCCTTTGCACTTAGTCCAAGGCATACCTGTAAGATCAGTAGTATTAGAACTAGTCGAACCAGTCCATGTACGAACTTGGTCTACAGCATTGTTCATTACTAATTTATCTTTAATATGTATAAACTCAAAGCGATCTTCGTTAGTTCCAGTAAAGTCACTTCCAGTTATATCAGTCCTAGACGCTGATCCACCTGGATCTACATATGCTTTATCTGGAGTTATTACTACTTGCCTAGTAGTCCCATCAGCAAAAGTACCTTGCCACAACCCTGTAGGCATTTCACCACCTGTCAAAACAGCATCATTATACTTAACATATCCGAAACGACTTTTAGCTACACCCTCTTCCGAAACATTTACATTAGTTAAAACTTCACAATACTCAGGAGATAAATTAGGATTAGGGTATTTCCATCTAGATCTCTGCCCCTTAATCATAAATATCCCTGTAGTTGTAGCTTCTGGTGCAACTCTAAATACTTCAGTCATTAGCTAGCCAATCCTACGTCTACGCCTTGGATATAAGGAGCCAAAGGCCTATTCCTCATTTGGACTCTATTCTGCACATTACCAAAAACATAAAGTGATGCCGGCTGAGAATTATTATCTCCAGTGAACTCACTCATCCTAGATTCAAAAGTCGCTCGGTGTCTATCAGCAACTCCAGACTTTCCAAGAGTCGGTAACAAGTCCGCTGTCACTCCCCAGATAAGAAGATCATGAAAGTCCTGATTAAACTCAGGCCAGTCACTATCATTAACAAGAGGAGGCTTACGCATTTCACAACGAATATTATAAGTTATAGCAGCTGCTGGAATTGGATCGAACTCAATCCACTGGTAATCTGGAGAATCCCACCAGACAGGTATTACAGCAATAGTGTTAGCATCATCATCTTTAACTGTCACATTACCAGTAAACGTATACCCTGTAGCAGTAACTTTTGTAACTCTTTCAATACCAAGATCTGAGTCCCAACTAGTGGTACTCGTAACTGAGTTAGTCCCATTCATAGTTACTAATTCAGTTACCAAAACGCCACTAGTATTAAATCCAGTAATTCTAACTTTAAAATTGCTTCCTGCATCCGCAGTGCTGTCACTAGTAAATGCAAGAGTTCCATCACTAGCGGGATACTTCTGCACTCCACGAACTCCAAAAGGATAAGCACTCGCTGGAGTAGAGCTATCTGTAGATCCTGGATTTCTCTTATCGAAATCTCTAGCCGTATTCATAAATACAAAGCGTGGCGTAGTAGGATCTTCTATATTAAGTACCTTCCTTACATAAAGCGGAAGTCCATATTTACTAGTTGAAGCAACTGAAGTAAGCGAAAATTCCCTATGCTCATGAGGCACCTTGCCACTGTCAAGAACTCTACGATAAGCAAAGTTTACTTGATCCTTGACAAGAGCCTCAAATGACCCTCCTTTAGCTTGTCCAGAATAAGCGAGAATATCAGTTAAGATTTCTCGGAAAGTGGACATACTATTTCTCCTTACCGGCACCCTTGGCCGCGTTAATTACTTGCTCCATACTTGGAGTAGAATCATCCGAATTATCTTTTTTAAGAAAAGACATCATCTGCCCAAATAACTCAGCTTGTTGTTCGCTACCTGCTTGGTACATTTCTTTAAACGCTTCATACATATCAGCTTGATTAGATGCCCGCTTTTGGTCTTCACTACGAGCCAAATTAGCACGAGCTTCTGGACCATTTGTAACGCAAGCTTCACGAACCCTAAAGTTCCAGCATTGATACATAGGGACACTCTCACCGGTCTGATCTGAGTACGCATCAACTTCAACATCACTCATAGGAGGACGCCCAGGAAGAATACCAACCATATCGTCCATAGTTCCAACTAGAGTAACATAAATACCATCATCTATTTGAAGTCCCCTAGGCTCTCCTTCAGTGGTAGCTATCAACCTTTCACGTCTGTTACCTCCGCCTACATCCGCAGTTACCTGGCGTACCCACTCACCTTCAGGTTGAAAATCTGCAACTAAGTTATTAGTACTGATGTACTTAGTCATGACAACTTCGCTTTTTTGCTCTGGCGTTAATTGAAGAGGTATACCCTTCTCCAAGTCACGCTCTTCTACTTTAACTTCTTTATTTATATCTAGTAAAACTGCCATAGCCCTAAGCTCCTTTTCTTAAAGTTTTAAATGCTAAATCCTGCAATATTTACTTGGCAATCGGAAGTGCTAGATGAGATAACTGCACTTACAGTATTCCCTGGAGTACCAGTCCAAAGACCATTTTGAGAAGTCTCAGATGCCGCGTGTTTAGTATTTGAATACCCTATAGATAGATCCTGTGCTGCTGCAGTATCTCCATCTGTAGTCGTAACAGACGCATATACAACCCCTAATGTAAAGAAAAGAGGAATAGGAAAACTTCTACCGACTACGCCATTAGCAGTATTAGGAATTACATAGTTTGGGACAGTAGTTCCTACAGTTACATCACCTGTAGAAGCCCTATCATACAATAAAAAGAAAGCATCAGCCGCTGTAGTATTATGCAGATCAACAGAATTTATTAATGTATCTCCTGCCCTAAGTAGCACTTCACCAGCAACAACATCATCATCAAAGTGCAGAAAAGAAAAAGGTGGAGACAGCGCCCATTCTCCTATAACAGTACTCCCGTCCTTTAACTGAAGAGTAGCATCTTTATCAGAGTGCCCAGATATATGAGTAATAACATGAGATACATTACTAGCAGCTGCATGAGTTGCTGTAGCTCCTGAACCAGTGCCAGCTGTAGTCTCACTCCACGCTTTATTAAGATCAATCTGTGTAGTCATATTCAAACTCCCACTATGTTTAACATCTCGTTAATTCTATGCTCATAAGTATGAGCGCTTCTTACCAGCTCATGTCCAGCTTTCGCTATCTTCTCTCGCTCCATAGGGTTATCTAACGCCCATTGAATCTTCTCTACCATTTCCTCTTCCCCCTTATAACCAAGGAAATGTTTATCTTCTTCAAATCCTAACTCCTCCCATCCAACTACATCTCTGTTAGTAACAAGACAGTTACCATAACTCATAACTTCAAAGAACCTCATATTAAGGTCATCTCTAACAGATATATTAAAGCCAACTCTAGCCCTAGCATATCTCAAAGCAGCTTGTTCAAAGAATACACTATATGCGAACCAGCTATTAGGAAAATTCTTAAACATTACATCAAGATACTCTATTCTATTGTTTGCTCCATTTGTCAAATGTTCTTCTGTGATCCAATGCCCGACAAAAGCTACGTCATGCAACTTTTGAAGACCAAAAGGTTCAAAGAAGTTATCTGGCAAGTCATGCCTAGCGGCTTGAAGTTCTGAATAACTAGGATCTACATTAGGAAGACAGGCAAGAGGAAGCCAGTGTACATTCTGTATTCCATCTAACTTCATCCTTGCAACATCAGGCTTTTGACAAAGGAAAACATAATCAAAGTGCATAGCCCACTTCAACCTAATATCATACCCAAGATGTGTATCAACTAGCCAGCAAGCATTAGGACTAGGAAGATCTGGTATTTCTATCTCATCTCTTCCATCATCTATATAAA